AAAGTTTTTCTCTTTTGTGATCAGCTGGTGACTTCCAGGTGCATGATGCAAGTAGGAACACCAACACAAAAAATATAACCAGTATCCATGCATCCTTCTTGTCTTTGATTTTATTCCAGATTTTTGTCATTGGTACTCCTTTTGTAAATGTTATTTTGTTATAGCAAATAATTCTGTGTCTGTCAACATTAAGTTGTTCTTTTGTCTCGAGCTTCTTGTACGGAGAATGTGGATGTCTCCAATGGTGCCTTTTCAGGAGTTCTAAATGTGGTGTTCAGGAATAAATCATTGGTAGGTATGCCTGCGTCCTGCAGTCTTCGAATGTTTCTGCCTTCTCTCATGGCGGCTATGATGGCCTGTCCTGACTGAGTGGTCCTGTCTGCCATCGTTTCCAGTATGAATGATTCTCCACCCAATGAATCGTCCAGTCCTGATTGATGTAATCCATTGGCCAATCTGATCACTGGTGTCTTGGTGTTCTTTGGAGTGGCTGTGAGATCCAGTGCCGCTTTGGCCTGGTTGTCCAAATCTCTTTGTAGTTGTGCTTCTATGTTTTCGTGTGCCCTGTTGGACAATGCGGCCTGCACGGGATATGCAGTGGCAATGTCTTGTATCACTTCTCCGGCCTTGCTGATCAAACATGACATGGCTTCTTCTCTGACAGCAGTAAAGTCAGGCGAAAAAGGATCAGTGGATTGTCCACCGCCTGCCAGTCCATTCAGTTGTATTTCATGTATCTGTACTTCCTCATAATTGCCTGCACATTTGTATGGTGCTGGAATCACTATCTTGACCTTGTACTGTGGATATGCTGGATCAGGATCCACTCCACCTCCACCTCCAGATATAGATCCTACCGCGGCAATTTCTTCTACTATGTCAAAGTCACCTGACAGCACCTTGTTCATGGTGGTGTACACGCCATATGTGCCTGTGAGTTCTGTGAATGCACCCACCGTCTCCATGGCCTGTATGGCAGATACCACACCTTCCAGTTCCGTGGTGATACCGTAACCTGCCACGGTGCCTATGACGTCTGTGAGCAAAAATTCATTCCTGGCACCAGTGCCTGTGCCAAATGTGTCCTTGTAAAAGTCAATCACATCAGTTGGTAATGGAGCCGTCATGGCTTCAATCAGATCCAGTCCTTTGGTTGTTTCCAGTGTGTTGCCCACTGTGGCCAACTGTTGTGGTGTTGAGTTGAACACTTCCTTGATTTGTTGTAGGCCATAAGCCACTGCCTGAGCGGCATCTGCCTGGTTAGGATCAACCACTCTGTGTAGTTTTTTTCCATAGCCTGTGAACTTTGGATTTAAATTTTTATCTACTAATGCCATGTTACACCCTTATACAAATATTGGTTCCAGTACTGAACTGGATTGATTCTTTTGTTGTTGTATGACATCCTGCAAGTTGTTAGCCACACCTGATTGCACGCCTGTGAAAGATGTCAGTGCATCACCTGATGCTTGGAATAATTTTTCTGGATTCAACATTTCTCCCATGTTGTCCAAGTTTCTGATACCTGATCCAAAGATGGTTTGTACTTCTGATAATTTGTCGCCTGTGACCGTGCCCAGTGCAGTGTTGATCACTTTACCAAATGAACCTGCTGATGATGGATTGATACCTGCTGTCTGGAAAAACTGTGAGGCACCTGCACCCAGTCCACCTACCAATGTGGAACCTGCGATACCGGCCGCATCTCCCACTAGGTCGCCCACAATACCCGTGGACCCTAGCACATTGTCAATGGACGCATTCAACAATGAACCCACATTGTCCGTGGAGTTCAATACATTTAATACTGCATTGGATGATAGTCCTACCGATTCAATGGCATCACCTATGATAGGCAAGCCACCTGCCAGTCCTGAAAAGTTTTTGACCAATGACAAAGGATTACCAAAGTTGCCTAGATCAGCAAAGTTGATCACTGAACCTATGTCCACCAAGTCAGCGGCAAAATCAGGTAGGGCTAAGTTGATATTGGAAAGTCCACCAGTGAGCTGAGGCAAGAAACCTCCGAATGTGCCTGATACAGTGTCCAGTCCTGCTGACATCACACCACCCAGTATTTCATTGGCTGATGTGGCAAAGCCGGCCGCACCTGATAGATGTTGTGCAAACACACCCAAATCAGATCCTAGTATGCCGTTGGCCAGTCCTGATATACCACCAGCCAGTCCTGTGATATCCGTGACTGCTCCAATGGCCGAGCCCAGTGTACCTGCCAGATTAAGACCAATGGCATCACCCAGTGATGAAAATACTCCTGATCCCAATGATGTCAGACTGCCCATTAATCCACTGCCAATACTGCCCAGTGCATTACTGGCCACTGATTGGATAGCCGATATGGGACCTAGTGATGAAAATGATGATAGTGCTGAACTCAATGGTCCTGGAAGTCCTAGTCCGACTCCGCCCAGTAGACCAGCACCTGCTACCATGGTTAATGCTGATAAACCTGATCCGCAAGCCATTAGGTTATTCCTACATTAACATCCAGTGAGCCTGTGATCCTGGGATGGAAACATGAGTCCGGTGATCCTATGTACACCACGGGTCGTCCACCAGCCGTCACGCTCAGTGAACCCAGTGTGGTTATGGCCGCACAGTGTATGGTGCATCCAGGGAGTCCACAACAGATATGTGGTGTCACGATATCGCCGGTACACACAATGGGTCTACCATTGACCTGTACATCTAATCTGCCGGTGACTACTACGCCACCACCCAAATTAATGTCTCCTAATCTAACTACTCCTGGCATCTTATCCTTTTAAAATTGCTGGTTTGCTTGGTGTTATGATCTTGGAAGTGATCTTGTTGTATGTTTCTCTAACAGATGAGTTTGGTTCCATGATCATAGCAACACTGCTTTTATTTAGTCTCACGGATTTTTCCATATCAAAGGTCAGTGATGATGGTACCAGATTCATTTTGCCTGTTTGATCAGGCACCACCGAAGCTGGTTTCATGATGGTGTAATGGTCGTCGTGATGATCCTGTATGTCAGCAATCATCTCGTTACCGTTGGTCAGTATAAAAACTTGGATTTCTTTATTGGATGTCATTCTTCAATTCCTCTAATTTACCCTCTTTTAATTTAGTTAGCCCAGTGTATCCACCGGAGATAACTTTATCGTTGTGGTAAATTTGAGGAACTGTTTTGTGACCCTTGGCCACAATGAACTCCATGGCTTCCTTGTCTTCCATGATGTTCATTTCCTTGAATTCGATGTTCTTGCTTGTGAGAAATGATTTGGCCTTGTCACAATAGATACACAGATACTTGGTGTAAACTGTGATCATAAACTAAAGCCTTTGAGAGTGTTTTCATCAATGTCCTGTTTGACTGCACCAATGGTGTATGATGATATCTCTGTCTCCTGTGGTGCTACCTGTACATCAGCACCTGCTATCCATTTCTGTGTCCAAGGCAAAGGATTAGATCCACCTTTGAATGGTGACTTCAATCCAATGGCAATCATTCTTTTGTTGGCAATCCATTCAATATAGTTGTTCAACAGTTGTTCATTCAAACCAATCATGGAACCATTTTTGAACAGATAGTGTGCCCATTCTTTTTCTTGTTCCACTGCTTGTAAGAACAATGCTCTGGCATCATCTGCACATTCTTCCTTGATCTGTGCAAAGTCTGGATCATCCTTGGGCAATATCTTTAACAGGGTCTGTGTTGATCCAAGATGTACATTTTCATCTCTACAGATAAACTTGATGATCTTGGCATTGCCTTCCATCTTCTTGAGTTCTGCAAAAGCCCACGAACAGGCAAATGACACATAGAATCTGATACCTTCCAATGCATTGATTGAATTGATACACATCCATAGTTTCTTCTTGAGTGCCATCTTGTTGATGTCTATTTCCTTGCCGTTCACTGTGTGTACGCCATAGCCCAACAACTGATAGTACCCGCCATATTCAATAAGGTCATCATAATATTTGGAAATGTCCTTACCGCAGTCTGTGATTTCTTTGATATCCATCATGGTGTCAAATACCTTGGATGGATCTGAGTACACATTCCTAATGATGTGTGTGTATGATCTGGAGTGTATGGTTTCGTTGAATGCCCATGTTTCAATCCAAGTTTCTAGTTCAGGAATGGTCACCAATGGCAACAATGCCAGGTTGGGTGAACGACCCTGCACAGAGTCTAGTATGATCTGTCTTTTTAAATTGGAAGTGAAAATGTGTTGTTCATATTCCGTGAGCTCCTTAAAGTCCTTGGAATCCTTGACAACATCAACTTCTTCAGGTCTCCAAAAGAAACCTAGTTGTTTGTCTGTGAGCTTGTCAAACTGTCTGTACTTGATAACATCATATCTTTGTACTCCAGAGCCACCTGTGTCGTCTAGGAAAGCAAGACTCTTTGTGTGATCCTGCCTCCTCATATTCATTACCGTCATGTTAACCTCTTAAAAATTTTATATTTTGCAACTTTCACAATCCTCTTCGAGCTCCTCTAGAACATCTGCTTCTACAGGATCTGCAACATCACGGTCGACATCTATTTCCCCTTGCCCGTCATGAGTGTTATTGTAGTATAATTGTTTACCACCGTACTTATAAAACATAACTATGTGCTTTATGAGTTCACTCATAGGTATTTTTTCATCTTCGTAAAAAGCTGGATTGTAACTTGTATTTACCGAGATGCCTTGATCAATATACTTCTGGAGAACTGCCATAATCTTTAGATACCCTTCAGGGGATTTCTGGTTCCATAACAGTTCATACTTGTTCTTAAGGCGCCTGTATTCGGGTACCACCTGCTTTAAAGCACCGTGTTTGGATTGCTTGATTGACACAAATGATCTAGGTGGTTCTATACCATTTGTACTGTTTGATATTTGTGCTGATGTTTCCGCAGGCATCAATGCCATCAGTGTGGAATTTCTGATACCAGACTTCTTTAATCTGGCTCTGAGTCCTGTCCAATCCACCAAATCTTGGTGTGGTACAAGTTCATCAACATCCTTTTTGTATGTGTCCACAGGCAATACACCTGTGTGATACTTTGTTTGCTTCGACAATGGACAATGTCCATGTTTTTCTGCAAGTTCTACTGATGCTTCGATCAAGTAGTAAGACCAATGTTGTGCCCATCTGTCTACCTCAGGCAAACAAGCAGGGTCTGTGTATGTAAAGTCATGCTTGGCCAACCAATATGCAAAATTGATTATGCCCACACCCAATGGTCTCCTGTTCCGTGTGGCATTCTCGGCCGCCTTCACAGGATAGTTCTGATATGATAACAATGCATCCAATCCTCTGACTGCCAGTTTACAGGCCTTGGCCATGTCTTCTGGTTCCTTGAAAGCACCCCAATTGATTGCTGATAATGTGCATAATGCAATCTCACCAGAATCATCAAATATGTCTTTCATGGGTTTGGTGGGTAGATCAATTTCGCAACACAGATTGGATTGTTTGATTGGTGCTTCTTCTGTGACGAATGATCCATGATCGTTGGCATGGTCCACATTCATCAAATAAATTCTTCCTGTGTCCTTGCGTTCTTGTACAAACTGCGAGAACAAATCAATAGCCTTGATTGTTTTCTTTCTGACAGATGTTTTGCGTTCATACTTTTCATATAGTTCTTTGAACAGGGCCTGATCTGCAAAAAAGGCATCATATAGATCTGGCACATCATGTGGCGAAAATAAAGTAATATCCGCCCCCTGTAATAGCCTTTCATACATCAGCTTGTTAAACTGTACTCCGTAGTCAATATGACGCACACGGTTGTCATCTGTGCCCTTGTTGTTCTTTAATACCAACAGGTCTTCTGCTTCTAGATGCCAGATAGGATAGTATAGTGTGGCCGCTCCATTCCTTACTCCGCCCTGTGAACATGACCTAGTGGCCGCTTGAAACAATTTGTAAAATGGCACCACACCAGTGTGATATGCATCACCAGATCTGATGGGGCTTTTGATTGCTCTGATCCTACCAGCACCTATGCCAATGCCTGCTTTCTGTGAAACATATTTCACGATAGAGGAAGTGGTGGCATTGATAGAGTCCAATGAATCATCTGATTCAATCAGCACACAAGACGAAAACTGTCTCTGTGAAGTTCTTACACCTGCCATCACTGGCGTGGGCAAGGATAGTTGATAGGTTGAAATGGCATCATAATAATCTTTGACCCATTGCATTCTTTCCTGCTTGGGATAGTTGCTGAACAATGATGCTGATATCAGCATATAACATACCTGTGGAGTTTCATACACAGTGTTATTCACACGGTTCTGTACAAGATATTTGCCACGGAACTGTTCCATGGCCACATAAGTTAATGTTTCATCTCTGTCATGATCGATATGCTGTTCCAGGTCTTGCCATTCTGCATCTGAATATGTGTTCAACAATTCAGGATCATAATATCCTCGTTCAATGTTCTTGCTGATAATTTCCATAAGTGGCCAGGGCTTGAATTGTCCATACACCATTTTTCTTAAATGGTATGTGATCAGCCTACCTGCCACATATTGGTAGTTGGGTGTTTCTTCTGTGATTAGATCACAAGCGGATTTGATTAATGTTTCCTGGATATCATGTGATTTGATACCTGTGTAAAATTGTAGGTGCGATTTTATTTCGACTTCTGAGGCACTGACACCTGTGAGATGTTCACAGGACCACATTACAACCTTGTGTAATTTTTCGATATTTAATGGCTCTTTGTCCCCGTTTCTTTTTGTTACTAGAATCTCTGACATACGAATATATATAGCACTTCTACAGGAATAGTGCAACGAAATTGGTAGAAAAAATTATTAGTTTAAATGGTTCACAGAAAAACGAATTGTACCGTTTTGTCCTGTGTTGGTTGAGGTGTACTGTATGCTTAAAGTTGACCCGGAAAAACTGGCACTCAAGGTCACTCCAGTGGATGTATTTTCGGAGAAATCATCATCAAATACTGGTGATGAAGTACAGGAAGATCTGAATGTACCTGTTCGTTCAGCACTGTCTCTCACGATGGTGTATCGCATTTCAATACCGTTGATCAATGACGCATTGATTGTTTTGATTGTGCCTGCAGATGATTTGTTGTTTTCTATGTTGGCACTTTCACCCAACTCTGTAGCAAACTGTCCCAGCCTGTAATCTCTGGTGTCCAGTGCCACACCTTTGCCTGTTGACGCAAACTTTATTCTGGCATGGGTGTCTGCTTCTGTGTCTGTTCTTTCAAACACATCACCTATGCTCACTGAGTTGTTGGCATCAAATTGTACAATGGCAGTGGCCGCCGTTGCGGTGCCACCCTGTAGACTGGTACCTACATCCAGGAACACATTCTGTGAAGATATCACATTGGTAGCCAACACTGCATATATGCCCTGGGCATATACATCATCAAATAGGTTGTTGTGAAATTTTGCACCAATTGGACCATTGTTGGTCAATGCTGAACCAAGCAATATCGCTTGATACAACACATTGAATCTGGAATTTGCTACCACAAGGTTTCTGATCAATATGCCTGTTTCAATGGCATAAGTGTGATTGGTAAACTTGCAGGCATCAAACACCATGTTGGTAGGAACCTGTGAAGCCGTGCCGGCAAATCTTACACCACAGGTACCGTTGGTTGCATTCTGTACATCAGTGGTTGTCTGAACTCCTACGAAACCTACATTGCGACAGGTCAGTCCTTGTACCCTGTCTGCCAGGAATACTGCATCATTGGATTCTTCAGTCTTGAATGTAAGTCCTTCTATTTCAATGTTGCTAGGTACAGTGGCGTTGTTGGAACCAATGTTGGCGCCTGTTTGTTGTTTGGAGTCAGCAGTTCTGGCCACATAGTCTGCCACAGTGGATGTGACATCATTGTCCAGTTTGATGATTGATGAATCCATGCCATCACCTAACATTTTGGCAAAGGCAGGAATCTTCAACGGTGCTGATATCTTGTATGTACCAGCAGGAAAAAACAAAGCTCTGCGAGTCTCTACACTTGCTTCTCTGCAAAATAGCTCTTTGAAGGCTCTGTTGATCGCTTCTGTGTCATCAGTGGTACCGTCCCCCACGGCGCCAAAGTCCAGAACCGAAGCCCTCTCGTCCATTTTCTTTTGTAGTGTTCTGCTTATTGGTGTGGAAGTTAGTTCACCAGTCTTGACTGTGTAACCACCTTGCTCACCTTTGTAAGTGTAGCCAGAGCTTATATCTAGTAAGTCGGAAAATTGTGTTAATATTTCTGTGTTGCCGATAACTGGTGCACCATCTGTGAGTGAACCGTTACCTATGAATAATCTTCTTGAATCTACTGCCCATCCTAGTTCTCCACCTGATAGTTGTGGCAAACTTTCATACAAGCCTTGTCTGTGTTGAATTTTTGATATTTGTCTTATGGCCATAAATTTAGATCCTGTTATGCAATTTATTTATCGTACTTGCCATGTAGTGCCAGAGTAGTTCGCATGGTGTTGGCATTCGTAGGTGCAAGACCTTGATGTCGCACTCTGGAATCATACTCAATGGCCAGGCCAGGCACTGGTTCCTGTGTACCAATCTGTTGATCTTGGTCATCATAAAACACAGTGTGTCCACCCTGCACGGACTGATTATTTAGATACAGTATCCAGGTTGTGACATCATCCATGGACTTGGGAAAGTCTGTGTGTATGGCAGAGTCTTGGTTCATGCATTGTCCGTTGATGATATAACGATACATCACATACTTTGGTCCAGCAGTGGACAATATCCTGTCATACAGTGTACGCCATATGTCCTCACATTCATTGAGCCACACAGGATCTCCTTTGATTTCTTTCAGCACTTCAAACCACCAAAAGTATTGGGCACCTCCGAATCGTTTGTAACGCCATCTCGGTTTTGTTAAAATTTTTTGTATTTCCTGTAACTCATCTGTGGTCACAAAATCAGGATATTTTTTAAGTTTCATACACATACAATATGGTCTGAACAATATTGATATGATCAGGAGCCTGTTCCAACTGTGTTTGGTTTTGATATCTGACCACTGTGCCTCCTTCTATGGCACAATGAGTGTTGCCCACAGTGAGTCCACCTCCCCAATCAGGTTGGTAATCATTGTTCAACATCACTGCACACACTCGGCCTTCTGTGATCTTGTAAGTGCCAGAATCCTGTGTGCGTCTACGAGCGGATATCACTGCCTTGGGATTATTCAGGCCACAGTCATCTATGACTTCCTGAAACTGTTGATCAGCATCCAGCCACATCTGTCCAAATCTTTGATCAAACTTTTGTGCCCAATACCATGTGATGGCATCCTGTGTGTATCTGTACAGTTTTTCCACTGTGTCAGGATGAACAAAATTCTTGTTGGTCATTATTCCTGCCATCATGATCAGTATTTTATCTCAAAAATAATGTTATAGGTCAATCTTATTCTGTCTATGCTGGTGGGAGATATGGCGTGTGGATACAATGCATTGAATCCTATACAGTTACCAGGTTCCACCTTGTTTGTGAATGTGATGTCATCAGGTGATATATCATCATATCCT